TTCAGGTTTATGATAAATATTCGGACAGATTAATACAGACAATTCCTAAGCAGATGACGCCTGAACAGCAAGAGCGGCTAATCATAGAAAAGAGAAAGGAAACTAAAGACGACAAAGAGAAATTGCAAGCAAGAACCAAAGCCCTCCGAACAGAGTTTACCAACCTCACTAAAACTGATCGTGAAATTGCAGTGGCCTTCCAGAAGGTTCAAAAGTCTGCTCAGAATCCGAGTGCAGCTAGTGATGTGGCGTTGATTTTCGCTTACATGAAACTGCTTGATCCTGGCTCTGTGGTAAGAGAGGGTGAGTTCGCGACAGCGCAAGATTCTGGAAGTGTACCTGACCGAGTTGTTGCTCAATACAATAGGGCTCTGACTGGTGAACGATTGCCTGAAGAAGTCAGACAAGATTTCTTGCGGTCCGCTGAATTAGTAATTGCGCCCTACAGAGAACAGTTCGAAGCGACCAAAATTAGATACTCCACGCTTGCTGAACAGCAAGGGTTGCAGCCTAGTCAAATCATAATAAACGATCCGTATTCTAACTTGCAGCAATATAATTTTGATGACGATTATTTAAGGCGTAATGGCTTGCGTGGTTCTAACGAGCGGAGGAAATAATAAAATGGAGACTGCATTAGAAATTTTGTTATCAGATATAGATCAACTTATCGCTAACGGAAAAAACCCAAGAGAAATCGAAGCCTATGCGTTAGATGAGTTTGGATATACGCCACAGAGATTAGAACGCGCTCTTACTATGATGGAAAAGAGCGGAGGAAAAATCACACCATCGTCTACTGCGTCAAATTTGATTAGAGGTCTTACGCTTGGCGCGTCCGATGCAATCGAAGCTGGCGCTCGCGCATTAGTCGGCCCAGAAAGTTATGAGCAAGAGCGTGCCGCGATCAGACTGGGGGAGCAGGAATACGCAGAGGATTACGGTGGTCGTAAATTGGCTCAAGAAGTTCTCGGCAGCGTTCCTACTAGCATAGCAGCTTCAATGCTTGTTCCTGGGGCGGGATCAGCGGTTGCTGGATCTCGTCTTGCTAACCTTGCAAAAGTGGCTCCAGTAGCAGCAGGAGAAGGCGCCGTCGCTGGATATTTTGGCGGGGACGCTGACCCGATTAGCGTTGAGGCTTTGCAAGATACAGCAATAGGTGGTGGGGCAGGCTTATTGTTCGCAGGAGCAGGGGAGATGATTGGCGGTCTCAAAGACGCTGCTAGTCCAGCTTTGATGAACTCTGCGCAAGAGCGAATTGTTGGCCAGGTTCTTAATAGGCAAGCAACAAATCCTGCGCAAGCAGCGGAAGCCTTAGCTCGCGGCGGGGAGCAGTTCGTTCCTGGTAGCGTGCCTACAACTGCGCAAGTAGCAAGAGACCCTGGTCTAGCAGCAGCAGAAACGACAGTGCGAGGCATGGACACAAGCAACAGGCTTGGCCAGCGCATTCTCGATCAGCAAACTGCGCGAGCAGATGAATTGCAAAGATTGGCAGGATCGGAAGATGACCTCGCTAGACTGGTGGATTACCGAAACGCACAAACGGGCGGCATGAGAGATACTGCTTTTGATGAAGGTGGAATGATTACTAACCCGCAGGATTTAATCGATTCATTCAACGCGCTTGCAAATCGTCCAGGTATTAAAGGGAAGAAGTCAGTTCGCACGCTGATAGAAAGATTTAGGGACGAAGTTGAGCTTCTTGCAAAAGACCCTGACAATCCAGAAGTATTGTTACCAATCGATCCGAGAGACATGTATGCAGTTCGCCAAGAGATGAGCGATATGCTGTACGGTAAACTGGGCAACGATGATAAAGCTGTTGCAAGGCTTTCAAGGCAACAGATTGGTGAATTACAAAGCATTATCGACGATGAAATTGAGGCGGTAGCGCCTGGTTTCCAAGATTATCTTGCGACCTATACAGCTAGAAGCAAGCCAGTTAATCGAATGGAAACAACGCAAGACCTCCAAAGAAGAGCGCAAGGGACAGCGGTCAACTTGCAAACTGGCGATCTAGTGTTGACCGCGCCAAAGTTTCGTAATGCACTAAACGCACGCAAAAAGGAAATCGCAAGACTGCCTTTGTCCAATAAGAAGAGAATCAACGCAATCATGCGAGATCTAGACAGATCAAGCGCTGCCACTGCCCCAGGCGTAAAAGTGCCTGGTAGCGATTCGTTCAAAAATTTATCTATGGCATCAGCTATTGGTAGGATTTTTGGAGATGGTCAGGCAGATGCATCAATTCCCAAGGGATTAATGAGTCCTTTTAGAGCTTTGTTTGCCCTTACCGGGTCTGACGAAAAAATGACTGAGCTGCTTGTGCAAGCTATGATGGACCCTGAGCTTTCTGCAAGGCTGATGAGTAGAGCAACAGAGCAGAACGCGAACACATTTGTTACCGCAGTAAAAAGAAGGTTGCCGACAGTTATATATGGAACTGCTGCTGCTCAGGTAGGACTGAACGTAGATTGATCGGTCAATAAAATACACCAAAATTACACCAATCGAGCTATGAGCCCAGTAAAAATGGGCTCTTTCGATTCCGGCCCCGGGCACCACGCCTTCTTACACTTACTTACACTTACCTACATAAAGCCCCATAAATAAAGGGTTTGCGAGCTTTACATTTGTCTTGTAAACCATTTAGATACACTTCTGTACACAATTTTACGTGTTTAATTACGCCAAATTACACCAAAAATTACGCCAGGGGTGAGCATGAAAGGGACGTATACGAAGCGAGGCAATCGACTGCGTGCGGAGATCATGGTGAATGGCCGCCGCAAATCAAAAACATTCGACACCAAGCGCCAAGCGCAGGCCTGGGTGGCGGAAATGGTCACAGCAGGCACCGGGGTCGCGATAGCAACGGGCACGCTTCGCGAGCTCTCCGAGCGATACAAAGGCGAGGTGAGCGAAACAAAGCGAGGAGCACATTGGGAAGTTATTCGTTTAGATATGTACGCGCGGGATTATGCAGATCTGTTTGATCGGAAGCTGACATCGATTCAGCGAGAAGATATCGAGCGTGTAATTAAAGATCGATTGCAGCAAGTCAAACCCAGCACAGTGAATCGAGACCTGAATCTGATCGGCAATGTTTTTAAGTATGGCCGACGCTGGCGAATGATGAGTCACAATCCCATGACCGACATCAAACGACCAAAAGATCCAGAGGCTCGTAATCGTCGCATCTCAGATACAGAGATAGAGCAACTGTTAGTCGCTTTAAATTACTCCGATGATCTGCCGATCACCAGTCAAAGACAAAAAGTCGCGATAGCATTCTTGGTTGCTTTAGAGACAGCAATGCGTCAGGGGGAGCTAGGAAAGGTGAAGTGGTCTGATGTGCATCTTGATGAGCGGTACATTTATTTGCCTCACACAATTACCAAGACCGCGGTATCGCGTAACGTGCCGCTATCAGCCCGGGCAGTAGAGTTGATACAAAGACTCGACCACAACAAAGAAACAATGCTAGGCGTCTCTGCCGGCGTTGTGAGCACAATGTTCAGGAAGGCTGTCGCGGACTGTGGGATCGAAGACCTAACGTTTCACGATAGTCGGCATGAAGCTACAACCAGGCTGGCAGGGAAGCTGCAAGTGTTAGACCTCGCTCGCGTAACCGGGCATCGAGACATTAAGCAACTGATGACCTATTACAACAAAGACGCGCGCGAGCTCGCAGATTTGCTTTAGTTTTTAGCCCAACGCACCACATCGGCTTTAAGCCAGACTGAGCCGGTGCCCCGGGCTTTGGGGAATCCAGGCTGCTTCGCGACTCGTTCTGCAAAATATCGTTTTTTGAAATGTAGATAATCTGCGCACTCTTGTGCATCCCATAACACTTCGTGATCTTTTGGCGCCTTGCTGATTTGATGCGCGATCTTTTCCGCAAGCAGATCGTAATCTATAGCGAGATCCATAGCGCCACCACCATGCTTGTAATGACAGAAGCTATTACAAAGTTTAACAGGCTGCTCTTTTGCGGGAGGTTATCTCCCCATCGTCTTTGCTTAAACATCGTTATCGATCCTTGTTATCGCTTCTTCTTCGCTGAAAGTTTTAAAACCTCTAGCACTCCTAAATTCTTCTTGTTCTGGGCAGTCGCCGGTCTCCAGCTCCATCGCAATCAGTAGCTCTGCGTAGTGAATGATCTTTCTTAGATCGTCCAGGTTGCCGGTGTGTTTGCGCTTCCATCGACACGCATACTTCACGATGCTGCTCTCGGCTGCGCCCAGGCCATTCTTTTGGCAGAAACGAATTGGCTCTATCGCAAAGCCTTTGTAATGATCACCAGAAATTTGGCGGTCGAATGGGTTGCTCATTGTCTTGCTCCTGTTCTTCTAATTCTGTCTCGTCAAAATCGTAGGGTCGCCATTTAGCTCTCACCCAATGATCTGCTGGCTTGCAGAGCCACACTTCTAAGTCAAAACTCTTTTTTCTAACGCACCGCCTGCATAGCGCCGTCTTCTTCTTAATCCAGTGATCGCAACCTGGGCATTTCTTGTAATGCTCTGCCGAATAACTATGGGGCAAGCGCTTCACAGAAGTGCTCACAATCGTTTTTTTTAGTTAGAAAACTTTTAGGCACGGCGTCATGGAAAATCACGCACCAGTTGAAGATCAGGTTCTCGCAATAGCCGCAGGATTGCCTCGGGTACTTAAACTGAATCTTCTCTGCGCTGACTTCTCGTTTAGTCGTTTGACGCTTCATCAACCAAGCCTTCTATGATTGATAAAAGTCGCGACAGCGTTTCTGCAATCTCGTCTTGCTGATTCAAGAAACGATCCATGTCTTCGCCTTCAACTTGTATAAATATTTTGCTCACCCTGTTACCTTCTCGTTCAAAATTGTCCAGGCTTGCGCCGCCGTTTGCGGCACTACTCCGTTCCCCAAGAGCCTAAGTCTGTCCACCCGGTCGGCACACCCATCAACCACTCGACCCAATCTGGGTTCAAATGCCCAGCCTTGATGTCCGTTCCAACCCCCCCAATCGCCGCATTCGGTAGAGCGTCGAACCTCCTGCTCTTTCCATCTTTCCGCGTCAAGGCTGCTTCCGTATAACCGCCTTTCCAATCTCTCGCTGTTGGAGTCGGAAACTGTTCGAGCTCTCCACGCCTTGCCTTCGCCGCTAAACAATTCGATGCTTGACTGTTCCCTGACAGTCGGTACTTCTCTGCGTCTCCTGTCGCTGGAGTCGGAAACGTCTCCTGATGAAAAACCACTGCTGTTAAATTGTTCTGATGATCGTCCCGCATCTTCTTGGTTGCTTTGTTCGCGTCTTGGGTCGTTGGAGTCGGCCAAGTCGGACGCGCCAGATCCTTCAACGCTCTGCCTCGTTTGCCGTCCATTTGTCTCGGGCCACCCTGGCTGTCGCTCGCTGTCGGCGTCGGCCAATTCCTGACTGCTCCCCCCAACGTCGTACCGCGCTTGCCCTTGCCTTTCACTTGGTTGTTGTCTTGCGTTGTCGGCGTCGGCCAAAGGTTGTGGTTCGCCATCGACTCTAGGGAATGGCGCACTTTGCCCGTTCTCCCCGCTGCGCCACCTTGATTGCTGCCGTATTGGGTCGCGCTTGGCGTGGGCAAGGATATAGACTCGTTTTCGCTGGTGAGGTGCGCCGACTTCAGACGCGCTGAATATTCCCCACGTCGTTTCGTAACCAAGTCCTTCCAAGTCTTCGATGACTTCTCTGAGTCCGAGACTGATGTGTCCCTCGACGTTTTCAAAGAAACATCGAACAGGTCGCATTGTTTTGATATGTTCTCTGATCCAAGGCCAGAGGTGTCTAGGGTCATCTTTTCCTGCGCGCTTTCCTGCTGCTGAAAATGGCTGGCAGGGATAGCCTCCAGTAAGGATGTCAACTCGATCTCGAAACAAGTGTGCTGGGAAGGTTTTAAGATTCGACCAGATAGGTGCTGGAGCCAAGGCGTTCGCTTCCATCTTCGCGACCAAGTTGGCAGCGGCGAAGGCTTCGATCTCCACATAAGCGAGTGCTCTAGCTGCAACCCCGGCAAGCTCAAGTCCTCTTTCGATTCCAGCGTATCCGCTACAAAAGCTGATGACAGATTTAGGTTGTTTGGAACTATCCACACTAACCAACTACCTCCGCATTAAAATTTTCCCGAAACTGATCAACGCCTGGATCGCCGATGGCTTTAACGTCGCGTGCTCGGCTTATCTCTTTCGACGAGTAGCCGCCGAGCCCATTAATGAACTCATGACCAGTCAATTTATTTTTATAGGTGACGTGCTCTTCTGTGCCGTCTTGCACCTCGGCCCACGTCTCTAAAAGCTCGGGGATAAACAGGTGCTTGTCGCAGGCAAGTCGTTGATCCTCGACGCTAATATCTTTCTTATGACGAGCGCATGACCATCTCGCATCGCCATCGATCTCTGCTGTCGCGAAAGCACAGGTGCGGCAGCTCAGTGCGGGCGTCTCATAGCCGTGGCATAGAAAACTGTGGTCGCAGAATTTACACTTGTAGAATGAAGGATCGTTGCTAATGCCCTCGGGCGGACGATCGCTTGTGATGATATGTTCTGCCTTGCGGATTAGAGCCTCCGCAGCGGGCTTGTCGTACTCGACACGCTCGTAATAGAGCGCATCGGTATTCTTGTTCACCGCTTGGTAAAACGCCCAAGGCAGATCCATCAGATGCATATAGACTTGCATCTGCGCGTAGTGCTCTGGCTTTGATTTTTCGACGCCCTTCTTTTGTACGTCTTCGAAACTTTTTGCAGCGTGCGTCTTTTGCTCGCTTACGTGCGGTATTTGCGGGGCTTCACGCAGCCCCATGACCACGCCGTCTAAGCTGCCTCCGAAATGACCACCGACCGACTCGACCCTGAACTGCTGTTTCGTATCAGGATCGACATCCCAGACCGTTACGCCGGCCTGCGTGAGCAAATGATTAAACCAATCTTCCTCTCGGGCGCCGCGTGCAAACAGGCGCAACAAGCGCGCAAGATGTACAACGACGGTCCCCCAACGAAAACTAAACCACAACTCTCGCTTGCACTCGCGACCGATTATGCTGCCGCCGAGGTGAGCCCGGCCACCATCGGTGGCCTGACCCGACTCAAGCGCTCGCTCCACGGCGTTGAGTGTAGTATCCGCTGGCTCTGGTAATGCCACCATGCTTACTCCCAAGGCTTCTTGCCAGCGGCGGCTGGTGCGGGCTCTGGAGTGGCAGCAGGGGCAGTAGAAGGCGCGGCAGCAGGAGTCGCGACAGCCTGCAATGCATCGGCCGGGGAGTACGCTTTAATCTCGTTAGAGGCGGCATAATCACCATTCGCTGGCTGTATTGCGACCTTGATGGTCATTGGCTTATGGTGCAGCTCTTCGCTGTCACCGATTGCACTTTTGCCCACCGCCCGACAGATGCTCGAAAGATCGCGCTGCGCAATCTCCACGGCTTTAGGGTTAGGGTTGTCAAGATTTAGCCTAGAGCGTATCCACTTACCGGCGTACTGGTTGTCGATCACTTCGAACTTCAGCTCTAGGTAATTGCCAGTCCCAGCTTTCGTAGGCTTCATTTCACTGTCGATAATGACAGCCTTATACAAACCCTCTGGAATTGGGTCGTACTTACTGGGCTCGTCAGTGAAGCTAACTTCATCTGCTTGAAAACTTAGTGTCGCCATTTTTATTTCTCCGTACTTGTTGCGTTAACGATTGCTTGTTCGAAGGCTGCCCAGGTGAGGTCGATCTCATCTGGTAAGCCGTATCGATTCTTTGCGATGTACCCAGGCGTTTCTGTGGTGCAGAGCACGCGCTCGCCAGTGCTGATACCGCGCACTCGCGTCTGGTTAAATCCTTTGTCTTCTTTCTTGGTGATGATCTTGTGCTTCGCGAACAGCACGCTATCGACCGACTCTTGAATGAGCCCGCTGGCTTTTGCGTGCAGCTTGATTTCGTAGCGGTCATAAGACTCAGTGTCGGGGCTGTTGTAAGCGCGGATGTGCGTGTGCGCGATTAAGATCAACGACATATTCTTATGCATGCGCAGTGAGTTAATCGCAGCTAGAAACTCGCGCCAGTAATCGAGGGCAAATACGTAGCCTTTGCCGTACCCAAACTCTTCAATCGACTTCTTGCCTTCAACCTGGCAAACCTTCTTCCAGATCAGCGGCTCTAAATGATCAAGGCTGTCGAGCACTAGCGTGCCGTAATCGTGCTCATGCTCAATCAACGCGGTAATCGCTTCGATC